CCTGTACCGGTCAGGGCACCAGCGATGAAGTTAAACGGAATGAATGAATCCGCCTTATCAAAGTTGGTGTAACCCGAAGGTGTTGGAGGTACGTAACGCTTCCAGTTGGAACCGCCCTTACGGATGCCGTAAACCGAACCGTCCTCAACGTAGGTCGAGGTGTAGCCGGTGTATGAGCGACCGTCGAAGGCAAAGTTGAAGCCTTCGTTGGAGCCTTCACTGGACAGACTGCTGAGACGGCCAGTACGGTCGAGAATCTCACGACCAATCTTGGTTGCCTCGTAGGCCATCCACACACCGTCAGAAGCAATCAGGCAGTCAATGTACTGACCGTACTTGTTCTTAGCGGAGTGGAAGCGACGGAGGTACTGACGGAGCTTATGCTCAGTCAAGGTTCCAACGCTACTCTTAGTGAAGGACTTGAACTCCGGATGGATGCTCAGGTCGATCTGGTTTGAACTGTCGCGTTCAGCACCAAGAAGATACTTGGTATTGTCTGCGCCAGTGTCACCAGACTTCAGCCAACTGTTGATACCAGCAATTCCGGTAGGAGCAATGTTTGCGCCTGCAGCAACGGTGAAATCAGCACTGTTAGCATAGACCAGGATATCCGTAGCAATGGTGTCGTGGGCCGCAGCACCACCACCGTTGAAGGCAGTCGTGTTTGACTTCAGGTAGACGTAACCCTTGAGTTCGTCAACCGCATCAACGAAGACCTTAATACGGGTAGCAGTGGTCTGGGAGCCATCGGCACCAGAGTCATTCTTACGGTAGTCACCATCACTCTTGACGATGTCAATAGCCTGACCGACATAGAATCGGTCATAGGTACCTTCTGTAATGGTACAACGAATACGAGTGGAAGCAGCATCAACTGCTCCAGCATCGTCGCCGTCTAGAACAGCACTAATAGTTCCGAGCTTGTAGAAGTCGTTCTGGTTGACGTACCAGTAGTTACAGAGAGTGTGGGCGATGTTCTTGGCAAAGCCTTCAAGCTTTGGAGCAATAACCTCACCAATGAATGCTGGAACCGCTTCGGCCTGGAGTTCGCCAAGCGTGAACATGATGTTGGACATCATGGAACGCATTGGAACACCAAGACGATACGGAGCTGCATTAGGACCATTCAGAGGATCTGGCCAAGTTTGCGCCAGATTCTGAAGATAAAGTTTAGAGCCAACGTCATCGGTGTCATCACCGTAAAGACCAACGTCGGCACGCGGTGCGCCCTGTTCGAGAACACCCGCCATCGAACCCATGTAAACCTTAAGGATCTTCATGTCACGACCGATTGCATCGGCGGGACCTACACCTTGAGAAGACACGACAGTGTCGCGCCACACGGGATCGAGCGAAGGAAGAAAGACCTCAATGTTCTTATTGATGACTTCTTCAATACGGTCGGTATGCTTATCGAAGAGGGACCCTGCAGTAGCTGCCATGGGATTTTCCCTTCATTAAATACGAGATTCGCCGCCTGCTGACAGATCACCTGCGATTCGGGAGAGGGTGTCTACAGTAAAGTCACGTGCTTTATCTGAAGCTGAACCCATGTTGTCTCCCTTTTCGAACGTAGGGGCTGGAACAGGAGGCTTGGAAGTAAACTGTTCAAAATCCGATGCTGTTTCCGGTGCCCGTTGAATTTTGTCCGGGTCACCGATTACCGACCGAATACGCTGATAAACAGAATCAGCGGCTTTTGTAGTTTCCTGATCAAACCAGGACTTGTCAAACTTTTCTCCCCGATTTCTTCGAGAACGCATACCTTCCATGGCAATACGTTGAACTTCTGAACGAATATTGTCGCTTCGTTCTTTGAACCCCTCTTCTCCAGCCAGTTGTTTGCTCTTATCAAGCAAGGTCTTAATGTTGGGGTTAGAGCCCATAGTCTTATCCATCGAGGAGTTTAGATTAGTCTTGAGCATGTCCACCATCATCTGGTTGTTCTGGTAGCGAACTTTGTCAATTTCGGCACGGGCTTCTGGATCTACGTTTGTAGGAGCAGGAGGTGTTTCGTTTTGTTCTGTCATAGGTTCTTCATACCCTTCCTCTTCTTCATAAGCAGTGTCGTACACTTCTTGAGATGCTTGAATTTGAGCATCAATCTGAGCAGGAGAGTAACCTTCTTTTTCAAGGATGTACTTCATGGCTCCAACTCGTTCATTCGGGTCCATTGACCCGCCTCGTACCAGCAGAGAAGCATTCTTCTGGTACTCTTTAAGGTCTCCCACCTGCTTGTAACCACTTATCAAATCAGAGATAGCTACCTCTGAATCACCAACTCTTACTGTCGAATTGATGTCGATAGAGGGAGTTTCCCCGCTAGGAGGGGTAGACACCTGAGGGGTAGGTACGTCGTTTGGGATGTTAGTTTCATTCTCGGACATTAAGCGGCTCCTTGCCTAGGGGGTTGCGGGCCAGGAGGTCCTCCTTGACCCTGTTGTTGCATTTGCATTTGCATCATTCGTTCTTGTGCAGCCTGTTCGGCTTGCATCAAGATAGCCATATCATCTGGATTAGGTACTGCTTCCGGTAGTGTCAAACCCATTGAATCCATGAGGAACTGACGGTACTTCATAAACTCATCCTGTACCTCAGATGAGGCAACACCCATGACAGGACTAGTCATGAATGCAGTAACAATCCTCATCTGAACCTTAGGACTAGCAGTATGAGAAGTAACTACTACCTCTCCGGGGGCTTCTCCGTCTGCGTATAGCCTCAAGCAGTTCTCGACTGCAGCTTGATAAGCAGACTTTTCCTCGTCTATATACATGGCAAAGTCTAAGCCTTCTTTCAAGGCAAAGATCTTCAGAGCATCAGGGTCTGTAACTCCAGCCCTCAACAACTCCATTGCTTCTTGTTTACGTGCTACCTGAGATCTAGGGCTTCTCTCTTGGATACCAAACTTAAGTCGAGAAGCAGCGGGAATAGGGTTAGTGCCCTGGAAACTTACAGTTCCTGTTTCCCTGTCAAACACAGCACCAGCCATGTCCAGATTAAGATCGTTGATAGGAATTGCCTTGTTTGTGTCCATGATGGTCCGGTTAGACGCGGCCAACAAAGATTGATAACAAGTGCTGAATGCCATTTCGATTCCTCTTGTGGGATTCGTCATGGCTTTGTTTACTTGCTCATCCAAGAAAGACAAACCAGCAGCAGAATCTACTCGTCCTTTTTCACGGATAAGATCACGAATAGGATTCAACCCATCCAGGGCTTCCTTAGCCAACATTGCCGTCTTACCCGGAACATCTCCAGTGTTATACGGCTGAATGGCGAACGGCCTGAATCCTTCTGAAACAGGATCTGGTTCCCAAGGCATAACACGAAGACCCTTACCTACATCACGTAGCATTGATCTTTCATTCATCTGTCCCTGAGGCATTACAAGCACTCCATAACGATCTTGATCTCGAACGTTATTGAATACCTGTTTCATCATCTTCTCAAGTTCCCTAGACACAGAGAACAAGACATCAAAAAGACCGCTACCGTGGAACGATCCTGTCTCCATAAACCGAGCAAATCCGATGGGACAAAAGACTTCTAGCCCCTCGTACTCCTGATCCAGAAGAACGTAATCCCCGCTAGTTACAATGTAACGGGAGACGGTATTTCCTGTCCCGTACAGCCAAAGCTCACGGATACGTGCAATACCCATTGACATGTCATCAGATGTTTCAGTGCCACGGGGAGCATTAAACTCATCGTTGTAGTTGAGTCCTGTACCACTTCCCCAATCGTCTCCTTGATTTTCATCAAGGTTCTCACCGTATTGCTTTTCCCAATACTCCATCTTTTCAATGTTTGAGGTTACCTTCTTACCGAAGAGTTCCTTCAGGAAAGACAGAGGTACTGACCGCTGCCTCATCAAGCCTCGTTGTTTTGTATAGTCGCTGCCCAGAGAAGGGAAAGGGAACAGCTCACGAGGATGGATTACTTCTAGATCTGAAGTAAGACCTATGGTTGGGTGGTCTACAATATGACCACTAATACCACAAGAACCGAGAGTCGTGAAGATATGAGCGAACTGTGTCTTTGCCTTTTCAAGCTGATCCTCCGAAACTACCGAGTTGAGAATTACCTGAGCAACTGAACGATCCCGGATTGAGCTAAGGCTGTTTCCCTTCCGATACACCTTAGGCATAAGATCCATCGACGCTAATCGGGCCGTAACCTTGTCAATAGCAGACAGAAGTTCCTGGGATTGGAACTCCATATTGCCTTCTTCATCCATGTAATGAGGATGAATGGTGCCCTGAAGAGGATCAAATACATCAAATCGTCGAGCACCGTTTAGGTAGTACCAGGCTAAAAGCCACATAGTACGTCGGTAGGTCAAACGAGAGACTTCACGCTCTGCGTGTTGATCAATTATCCTCGCTAGTGCTGTCTTGTCTTTCGGTAACCTTATGGTGTCGATAGGCATCTCTGGTCTCTTGTTTCCTCTTAGCTACCCCTGCAGGTGAATATCCTTTGGGGGTATTTATTTCAAGATCTATGTCTTTCATATTCAGTCCTCCAATAACCTCTGTCGCTGGACTTTCAGGCTTGAAGGGCTGAGTTGGCTCGCCGTCTCTTGGACCAGTTCCATAATAACAACGAAGTAGCCTGTCAAGAAAGGATATAGGGACCATAGCGTGATATCTAGCATCAAACCCTGGTTGTTCCATCACTCTCTCCTTCTCTTTGATTGATATCTTCAGTCATATCTAGAATCTGCCTAGCAGGGACCCTACTCCAATCAACGCCAAATCCAATGTGGTTGCCTGCCTCATCTAGGTAATTACCCTTGGCAATCTCGTCAAGAGGGTCGAATTTCTTCTCATCCATCTTTGTTCTTGCGGACAAACGTCCTCGAATAATGAACTGAGACATGGAGATACTATCCAATTCATCGTCATGCTGCAGACCTCCGTCTTTGGCATCAGGATTGAACTGTTCGATTTGATCAAAAAGTCTTGCCCACTGAGGCTTATGTCTCATGAATAAAGGCAGTTTGATCTTCCCGTGCTCAAATCTGAGGTCCAGACCCGCGATCTTAGAAACCTTTTCTACTTGGCCGGGATTGAGCTTCTT